AGTTGATTGATAATTTCATCGGTTAATTTTTTTTCATCGGGCAAAGCAATCTTTGTGCCTACATTGTTCTTTTCTGCAAATTCGGGGTTAACAGGTTTTTCTGTAATATCAAAATCTTCAGGCAATAAATTATAATTTCTGATATAATAATCTTTGGTGAATTTAATGCCTGTATTGACTAATATTTGATCTCTTTCTGCGAGTAGTTTATCAACATCTTCATCTGCATAAAGAATAAATTTTGGTTTATTAATTGAATTGAAATTAACCTGGTAAATTAAATCTATGATTTTATTTATTGCCCTTTCAACAAGTCGTTGGTCGGCTTGTTGAACTTTAGCGAGCATGTCGCCCATTGTTTTTGAAGCTGCATAAGTGCCAGTGTCTTGAACTTCTGTTGTAAGTGTTTGAGTAAGAATTGCTTTGCTGATTTCAGAATTTTGGAAATTCATCAATTCTTTGAAAACTTCAACGGAACTGGATCGTTGTGCTTCTTTTAAATCAATCGAACTATCATCCGGAATAACAGCAACTGCATCCTGAACCATATTTTCAAGCGAGGTTAAAAGATTATCAATATCTTGTTGAGCAGAGCCACGAGGGAGCTTCCCAACCAAAAATGGGTTGCCATATTTTTCGGTAAAAGTAATCCAGAATTTTAATCCGCCACGCTTAAAAGTAACAGGCCAGAAGCATCTGCTCAATGCTCTTTCACCATAAGGATTCTGGTAAGTTGGTTTGTGTTGAACTAAGATGAATTTCAGAGGATTAATAATTTCTCCTTCGTTAGTCCCAAGATTGGGATTAAAATTCTTTTTGAGGTTTAGATAATTATATTGGTCAAAGAAGAACCATTCCTGAGGTTTTTCATCAATCCTATCCGGGATTAAATAATTTCCTTCTTTTTTCCAGATTATTTCGAATACAGTAAAACCAAATAATGGAGTGTTGAGTATTTGATCAATAAAATTTTCGAGATTTATGTTTATAAGAATATTGTTTATCAAGTCAAATTCATTTTGTGCCGATTCCTGCTGCTGAAGTTCCCAGTTTAGTGACAGAACACCTGCTTTACGCTGTTGAATTGTTGAGAATAAATGTGGATCTGTCATCAGCTCACGATAAGTTGTAATATCTTTCCCGATTTTACGCAAGATTGGGTCTGGGTCTGGAAGCATATTCCAGTAGGTTACAATCTTATCGAAGTTTTGCCTGGTTGCAATTTCCTGTGTTAAGTTTTTTGTATCCATAATGTTCTTCACGCTTTTTGATGAATTAACTTTCCCCGATAATTTTTTAGATGGTTCTTCATCACTTGAATTAGGGGAGCCACTTCTTGCTTATATTGTTGAACATCAATTCCCCTTTCCGCAACAGCTTCCACAGTAATTTTTCTCAATTGCAACAAATATTGTAACGGAATTTCCTTTGTTAAGTTTTTTTCCATATTATCTCCTCTGCGACTTAGCGACTTTGCGAGAAACAAATTTCACGCAAAGACGCAGAGACGCTAAGTGAAATTTTCTATTAGTTTATAACTTTCTCTTTTAATTTTCGATTTTGCAAATGTTATCCCTGCATTATTTTTAGCCGCATAGCAGCAAAGAGCTAAAGCCCAAAATCTATCTGCGTGTCCACTTACTTCTGATTGTTGCACATCAAATCTTATGTTATTGCTTGCAGTTGTAATTTTGCGAACGCTGTGTAAGTCTTCACGAATATTTTTATCTGGCGGGATAAAAATTTGTCGGTCTTCTACCATACGCAATAAGTTGTAAGCAAGTTCTTCTTTAACTTTACCTGTGAAAGTAATCGGTTCAACTCTATATCTGCCAAATCTGTCTTGTGCTTCTTCTGCTAATTGCATTCCTAAGCCGGTTGCGTCTATGCAGGCACGGCGGAAACCTGGTAAACTTAAGTAAGTAAATAAAATTTCTTTTTGTGATTTGAAAGGTGTCCGCTCAAGTTCAATTACTTTGCGTGTAAAGAGAAACTTTTCAACTTCTTCGGCAATCCAGAGGACTGTTAAGTCTTTCTTTCTGCCAATATCAACACCGATGTAAATGTTTTTTCCAGGAAGGGCAAGCCCTTCCCCTACATTATCTAAAATTCCTTCTCGTTCGATTGAGAAGATTTGTTCGTAAGATAGAAATGCAGTTGCTTCATCAACCGGTGTGCAGCAGTATTCTTCGAGCCAGGTTGTGCGGTCAAATGAATTTTCTTCCTGCTCTTGTAGCCAGGCTTCTCTTTCTTCTTTAGTTGTTTTGCGTTTATAGATTTTATCAACTAATCCTTGTTCTACTGCATCAAAGATTGTAGTTGTATGTAAAGACCAGTTGAGTTTGCCGGATTTAATTGATTCAACAAACTTGTAAAATAAACTTTGTTTGCCTTTGTGGGTCGATAAAATTCGTAATGGAAAACCCCAAGTGATTACGGGTTTAGCTGCTTTCCATAAAGCAACAGCATCATTGTGAAATGCAAATTCATCGAGGACTACTTTACCGCCTTTAGAACGGAATGCTTTAGGATTAGAAGAAAGAGCGTTAATTCTTCTGCCGTTAGTAAATTCAATTGTAAAAGTCTTTATTGATTTGTCAGATTCAAGGACTTGTTCGCCTAAGTCTCTTGCCCCTTTGTCAAACAGTTTAGCCCATTGAGCACAGTAAAGGATATATTCTTTTGCCGCAGATTCATCTGCAGAAGAAAACCATACGGCAGGAACATTGCCAAGCACAACATCGTTGACATCTTCAAACGCCTGAACATAAGTTGCACCGATTCGCCTGGATTTTTCCCAAACCTTTATCTGACCGGTGTCATTTAGCCAATCTATTTGATAAGGCAGAAAATAAGATTGATTATCGATTTCAGCCGTTGGCTGAGTATTTAATTTTTTTTTAACCAAGTCCGAGCATCTCTTTTTTAATCAGTTCAATAGTTTCTTTTTTAATTCCTGTTATTTGTTCACCCTTTTCATCTTCAACCAATTCAATGCCCTGCATAAGTTTTAAGGCACTTAAAGCTTTTACAACAGCATAAATATTGTGCGGAGTTGGATTAGCTTTGGCTTCTTTAATTGCAATCCGTGCAATCTCACGGATTTCTTTTTGCAAATCTTCATCTTCTTTTTGATAAGCCTTCCGCTGATCGTCCCAGTTATTGGCAGTTTTCCAGTTATAGAGAGTTTTACGGCTAACCTTATCTTTCAGCAGTTCAACAATTGCATCAATTGAAAATCCTTCGATAACATATAACCGTTTTGCTTCTTCATATAACGCTGCATTTTTCATTTCTTCCTCTTACTCTTAATCTTACTCTTACTCTATAAATTGTAAGTCTCTTTAATCCTATCAATCTGAGCCAAGCATTCCCGAGCATTGAGTTGCAGAGAGCGGAATTCTTTTGTTAATAAAAGAGCTTTCTCAAGATCAATATCAAGAAATTCTGAAAACGGGTTAAGAATCTCTCTAAGTTGAATTAACAGAGATTCAGCTTTCATCTCGAATTCTTTATAACGCTCATTTAATTCTGCGAGGCGACCTTTGGCTATAAGCAATTCATTGCTACTCATTTCTGTTTCTCCTCTCGTGTATATCCATTTTTGTTTCGAGCCTGGTAAGTATTCCGATGAGAAGTTCTTTGTACTTAAGGTCCTGCTCTATTTGTTTAAATAATCTTTCGACAAGTGCGGCATAGTCTTTAGATTGAGTCTTGTAAGTAACAAACCAAATAACAAAAATTATAATTGCAATACCGCCGTTTGCGAGCACCTTAAGCAGATCGGGGGTCAATTCCATAAATAAATCTCCGAAGTTTTTTTACAAAAATATAATTCGTGCCTCTGCATTTTTTCTGAACGGTGCAATTTAGGTGGGGATATGATTGGGATAATTTTGACACAAAAATAAATCATATTTCTTAACCAAGCAAGAGGCAGCAATGAATAAATGGTTTGCGATATTCAAAACAGGTAAACACACGGACAGTAACGGCAATGAAAGAGAATGGACCGAGAATGATCTTGATAAAATCATTGAGAGTTATGACAAAACAAAGCACGAAGCTCCAATTGTCATTGGACATCCCAAAACAAATGCACCTGCATTTGGCTGGATTGAAAAACTGAAGAGAGTTGGTGATACACTTTACGCTCTTCCCTCCCAGCTTGCTCAGGAATTTGTTGAAATGGTTAATAAAGGGCTTTTCAAAAAGCGTTCAATCAGTCTTTATCCGGATGGAACATTACGACATGTTGGTTTCCTTGGTGCACAGCCGCCGGCGGTAAAAGGATTGCCGGATGCTGAATTTAAAGAAGATGAAAATCTCAGCACAATTGAAACAGAAGTAGCCACAGATTTTGAGGATAAATCGGTAGAAAAAAATCTTCAAGGGCTAGAGGAAAAAGTAAAACAATATGAGTTGCAACTCAAAAAGATGGAAGAGAAGGAAAAAGAATTTGAAGAGCTGCAAACAAAATATGCTCAGGTGCTAGTTGAAAAATCCACATTGGAGAAAGAAATACAAAAGCAGAAGAGAGAAACACAGCTTAAGGATTTTGCCGAGATTGTTGAAAGAGCAATATCAGAAGGCAAGTTGCTGCCTAAGATGAAAGACACAATTACAAAATTGTATGAGGTGGTATCCTTAACTCCGCTATATGAATTTAGCGAAGGCGTGAAATCAGAACCATCATCCCTACTTACCGACCTAATAAACTCTATGCCCAAAATCATTGACTTTGGAGAATCGGGCAAACCAGCCGAGGGGAAAGAAAATGATTTGCCCGCAAGTAAAATCGTAGCAGAAGAAATCAGAAGACAAATGAAAAATTAATAATCAAAAGGAGATACTAAATGAGACTGCAGCAAATATCCGCAAATGACACATTAACCCAGCAAGTAGTTGCTCAGATGATCTCACGAGCAACTGTACTCGAGTTTGCAGAATTTTACCCGATTGTAGGCAATGCAGATTATGCACGCAAAGCGGCAACTGCCAGCGGAGGTCAGTTCCGCGCACTGGATGCCGATTACCCTGCTAATGTTATTTCACCAGCGTTCGCTAATCCTACCCTGAAAATACTTGGTGACAAAGTGCAGGTTGACCGAGCACACGAAAGAAGAGGTTTGGATGTTGCAAGCGTAAGAGCAAGAGAGCTGATGAGCTTTGCAAAAAATCTTGGCAAACAGTTCCAGTATTATTTCTTTAACGGCGTGCAATCCAGTACACAGTTTAACGGACTTAAGGCAATTGTACCTGCCGGACAAAAGATAACAGCGGCTACTAATGGACACAGCGTTCCCCTTGGCAATGATACAACATCAAAAACAGCACAGCAGAAATTCCTTGAGCTGCTCAATCAATTGATTCAGAAAATTGACGGCGGTGCTCAGGTGCTGTTTATGAATGCCTATGCTCTTAGCAGATTAACCACCATTGCCCGAGAATTCATTCAGTGGCAGATAAATTCATTCGGAATGCTGATACCTTATTACAATGGCGTGCCACTGAGAGATGCTGGTTACGATAAGACAGGCGCCCTGGTGATTCCGCAGAATGAAACTGTTGGAACAAGCACGGATTGTACATCAATCTATGCGGTAAGATTCGGCGAAGCATCTGATCTTTCGGTTGCAACAAACATCGGTGTTGAAGTCAAAGACCTTGGATTAGTCGGAGTACATTATACTCATAGCGTTGAGTTTGATGCTGATCTTGTGCTGCTTAATGATTTGAGTGTTGCAAGATTAGAAGGAATAAGACTGCCATAATCTGGCTGTTGTGATTTGCTTAAATCTGGCTAAAAACCCTCCCGTTTTTCGGGAGGGCTCAATTTTGATCTCAACTATGACCCGTAACACCGTTTAAAAACCATTTAAACCCCATTTAAAAACTCAAAACTTTTTTTGGACGGGGTTAGATAAGGGTCAAGCCGAGATCGTGGCTTATAAGCGATTTATGAAAGAATTTTAAAAATCGGGAAAAAGTGAACAATGGCATATGTAGATCAGGAAATCCTTGAAAAATATATATCGAGGGAAGAACTTATAAGATTAACGGATGATGAGAACGCCGGTGGAGTAAATAGTGAGCGGATGTTTGAAGCAATTAATATCGCCAGTAATGAGTTCGAAAATTATGTGAGAGATGTATATGATATTAGTTTATTCCCTGCACCGCTGCCAGAACAATTAACGCAGATAATTTGTGATATAGCAATTTATAATTTATACAAAAGGCGTTATCGTCTGGAGATGCCGGAATCAATTGTTAATATTTATAATAACGCAATAGCACAACTGAGCAAAATTGCTAAAGGAGAATTACAGGTTAATTTGCCCAAAAAGACGACAGCGGGATTTATTAAGATAAGTAAGACAGAAGATGACCGGATATTTAATAAAGACATCTTAGATAAATTATGATACGAGAAGTAAAAGAACTAATCAAGAATACATTGGAATCTGCAATAAATGCCGGGATGAACCCACAAAATAAAATACCAGTTGAAATCCCAACATCAATTGAGCAGTATAAATTGAGTCATCCTATTGGAGCTTATTTGGTTATTTATAAAGGCAGCACATTCAGACAAAAAGATGTAAAAAATATTGTTGCACAGGACAGAGATATTGAAATAATGGTAGTTGTTACCGCCAGATATAGGACAGACTATACTCCGGAGGAGTATTTGGATTTTGCGATTAATAAACTAAGCGGCTATAAAATGGATGCAAAGAGAACCGATAGAATGATCTATTGCAGCCAGGATGAGTGGCTTGGAGAAGAAGCAGGTATCTGGAGCTATGCAGCAACATTTGTAGTGCCAGTTGAATTTTTCCAGGAAGTAGTCTAATGATTAAACCTAACTCAACAAAAATTACAAGTAAAAATGGATTAGAGCTGATTAAAAAGTATGAGGGCTTAAGATTAAATGCTTATAAAGACCCGGCTGGCATTTTAACTATCGGTTATGGACATACTAAAACGGTTAAGCCAGGTATGACCATCAATAAGGAGATGGCAGAACTCCTGTTAAAGATGGATGTAATGGATGCAGAGAATGCTGTAAGAGACCTGGTAGATATTGAACTTAGTCAGAATCAATTTGATGCACTTGTTAGTTTTGTCTTTAACATTGGCCGTAGAAATTTTGAAAGAAGTACATTACTAAAAAGATTGAACGAGAATAAGATTCTTGAAGCCGGTGAAGAATTTATGAAGTGGACTAAAGCAAGACAGCCAGGCGGATTTAAAGAATTGCCAGGATTAGTTAAAAGAAGAGCGGAAGAAAAAGCATTATTCTTAAGTAAATAAGATGGATATAATAATACAAATAGTGACAGGGTTTGCATTTATAATTTTTGCATCGTTTGCTGAAGGGATAGAATGGAA